ACGTGAGGGCAAGTAATATGTTTATCCTTTCGCTTATTATATTGTTAGTAGTTATCATCATTGCATTTTATATTTTGGCTAACTCAACAAGCTTTCATGACCAGATTGGATTTAAGAAATTTAGTTCTATTTGGCATTCCGAATGTGAAACAAAAAAAATGCGAAACGAAACCCCAGATGAATATATGGCTACATATATTTATGCTATGAGCCTATTTGATAACGATATTACAATTTGCGACTTTATTATGAAAGAAATAGATATAAATGGTGGTCGTTTGCTTTATTTAGAAGTACTTAAAAATCACGAAATAAGCGATTTAGAGTTAAAGAAATTAGAAATGATTGCTGATATTTATCCTTTTGACCCTCAGTTAGTCTTATTTATGCATCTTAAAACAAAATATCATGGGAATTTAGCAAGTAAATACGCTTATGATTTATTATCAAAGAAATACAAGCCTTGGTTTTATAGAATACATTAACATATAGCATGTGTAATTTCATTCCCATTTCATGATATACAATACTCCCATAAGGGGGTTAAGTATTATGAATATAGTTTTGATTTACACAAGGTTAAGACCTACACAAACTGCGGTATTAAAACTAAACGATGATGGTACTTACACCATTCTCGTTAATAGTGATAAACCTATTGATGTACAACGTAAAGGTATACTACATGAGATAGGTCATATATTAAATGATGATATGTATAGTCATGCTCATATTGATTTATTAGAACGCATGGCACACGCAAGGGAAATAGAGTTTGAGGGTATCAACTTCTACACGCATATATTATGAGGTGAATTATGCAATACAATTTCACTATCAGAAAAAAGGATAAAGGGTTTCAAATCATAGTCGCATACAAAGACGGCTATAAGTGGAAACAGAAATCTAAGCAAGGGTTCAAAACAAAACGTGAGGCTAAGGAATACGGACACGTTATCGTAAAGGAATTAGACAAAACCGCACTCTTAACCAAAGATGTAACCTTGAAAGAATTAACATTCAAGGAATTTGCGGATATGTTCCTTGAAATAAAAAAGGCACACATTACGCATAGTACTTTGGTTATGTATAACCATGCGGTGTGTGCTTATAAGTCAATTCACGATATGAAATTGTCTGACATTAAACCGCTACACATTCAGAATGTAGTAAATAAAATGGTTACATCACCTACTACCATTAATTCGTATTATAAGGTAGTAGAAAGGATATTCTATATAGCGATAAATCCATACAAGATAATTTCAGATAACCCATGTACTGGTGTTAGGTTGCCACGTATTGAACGTAAGAGTATGATCCATACAATCTCTGATGAGGAATTGAACCAATTTGCAAAGTTCATGCGTGAGAAATATCCACAAGCCTATTATTTCTTACAAATAGCACGATATACTGGCATGAGGTTTAGTGAAGTATATGGTTTAACATGGAATGATATATCGCTAGAAAATCGCCAAATTCACATCAATAAGCAACTTTCTTTCCGTAAAGGTGTAATTACCTTTGAGAAAACGAAAACCGCCAATTCGGTGCGAATTTTGCCAATTCCGCCTATATTAGAAAACATACTAATAGAATATAAATCACATGAGTTAGAGTTTGAACATGACCTTGTATTGAACCCATACAAGAAAAATGGTGTTAAATGGCAAATCAACACATATTTAAAACGCTTTGGAGATAACCTATCAGCACATAACCTAAGACACACCTATGCTACAAAGCTATTAGCAAATGGACTAGATGTAAAAACTGTATCATCGCTACTTGGTGATACACCACAAATGGTGATGAAAACCTACGTTCACTATAACGATGAAATGAAAGCAGCAGCATCAAATGCGGTTGCTAATATTTTTAAATAAAATTTTTGACGATTTTTGACGAACCGCACACTTACACCACAAAAGATGCAGTAAATAAGCACTTCTTTAAACATACAATCTTAACGATCATAAAAGGTTATATCGCTTAATTTTATTTCAAATTTCAAAATACGTTGTAATAATCAAAGTTTTATATCGTGGTTTATTAAAACCACTTACACAAAACACAATATTTAAAATTCATTTTTTGACGAATTTTTGACGGCAAATAAAAAAGAGGGTAGCAATTACGCTACCCTCAATTTCATATACAACTGTTGTTGCAAGCCGTGCAACTCGGAGATATTTGGATCACCTACCATCTCACAACTTTTACTAATGCGGATGCACCTTTAAATTCTGAACCTTTAAAGTGCGCCAATCCCTCAAAGCGTTTATCCTCATAACCTACTGTTTCGTATACCTCACCATTAGTCATTACTGTTACACCAGCTAATATGCTATGTGGTTTATCTAACTTAATTTTGTATACATCCACTTTTTGCTCGTCTGTGTTAGCTACTACTGCGGTTCTATCAGATTTTTCTGTAGCTGCTTTAGGCAAATTAGGGTTACTATGTGCAATATCCTGTTTAACCTTTTCTGCAGCAACTTCAACTGTAGGTGCTTGTGTGTAATAAGTCGCTACTGGTTGAGCTCTTTCCTTAATGGAAATAACTTCTTGTGCTTGTTGTTCTGTAACATGGATTGCCTTGGCCAAATCCTTTGGAGATTTAGATTGTTGTTGTGTTATCATAACTGGCTTTTCAATTTGTTTCTGTTTATACAGATGATAGCATCCCATACACACTAATATAAATACTAGCATCGGAATTAGCACCTGTACGGTGCGTTTGTGTGTTTTGATATAAGTTAGTATCTGACTAAGTATAAACACGCTCTTACGCCCCCTCTACCTCTTCCATTAGCATTTTTAATGCATTAAACTTTTCATCTGCGAAACGATTGTTCAAACTCTCCCTCAATACGCTACTATTCCATTCATATGTCATGCACGTATCATAGATGCCAGCGATAAGGTCATAATCAAACCGCTTATCATCAATATAGGATAAGTTAGGCAACTCAATATTCAATGCCTTTTCCATCAGTTTTAATGCATCATTGAACATATTAACGATTTCGCCAGTACCATACTGTACTGCTCGACTCCACACTACATCCTTTAATGTATTAGAATGTTTCTCTACATTAAACATATTCTGTTTTAGATACTCACACGCTACATCGTAATATGCGGACTTAATATAGTCATGTTGCATCCGTTCAAAACCTACCGCATCAAGTGTACCTAGTTCTTGCCATTTAGCAATGAACCCATCAGAATTGATTTCTCCACTATCAATCAAGGCTCTAGCATAATCTGTGTAAAATCCACCTTGCTTTAAACCCCATCCAAGGAACGCATCAACACTACCACAATTACTTGCTAGTTGGTATGTACCATAAGAGATACCGCCAGCATCATTAATGCCACTAGATACACACGCTGGATCACCATTACTTTCATATTCAGCACTCAACTGTCCTAATTCAGCCATTGTAATTACTCCTTTTCTTTGTCATTGCTGCCCCCATTCATATATTGGGAACGCTTAACACCACCAGTAGCGCCTATATAACCACCTAACACACCAACTATTACACTTGCCAAATCTTTCTGTTCAAGATAAATAGTCATGATTAGTGCGGTTGCTAGCGCCACTAAGGTTATAGTGTCCTCATAATTAATTTTCATTTAATCGCATCCTTTATTGATTTAACGAACGCTATCAACTCTTTAACCAAACTCATTGCACGTTGAAACCATGCACTTTCCACAAATTCTAGTTCAATCATATTCTCCACAATAGATGCTAACTCAACCATGATAGGCACTAGATATAGTAGCGTAGACAAGAACACATCAATACGACCTAACATAGGAATATCCACATCAGGCAAGGTTAATAGGATGAATGATAAGAGGAATAACCAAGGATAAGACTTAACTAATTTTTTAGTCATATCTGCTCGTAATTTTCCGCTCACTAAAAATCTGCGTTGCTTACCATTAACTTCAACACTCGCCCATCCTCGCCATATAATCGCAAGGAACATATTCTTGATAGTTAATTCTCTATTAGTAGCCAAATTAAAATTGCGTGCCTCAACTAAGACACGCAAGAATGTATCAACAAACACTAATACAACACTTGTGAATATGGCTAGTGAAATTCTCACCGCCTCTGCTACGTTAAACCCCTCAACCATGAAAGGTGCTAATACAACTTCAATCATTCTTACTCCCCAATTCGTTCGATTTTTATAGTAAATTTATCATTTTTAATCCAAAAATCACCACTCCACCCATTAATATTAAAGTATGCTTTCATAATAGGTGGGCGCAAATTTTCAGCCCTCACATTTACCTCAATATCCATTGAGGTATTAATTGTAAAATCATTAACGTGTTCAGCATTATAAACAGTCGCTCTATACCTACCCTTAGGTAAATATACAAACATTTTTTCTGTACCCCTAATATCCGTAGGGTACTTTTGCCAATTCCAAGTAGTAAATGACACAGGGTTAGTTTGAACATACCTCTTGCTACCATTTGATATACGTTGCACACCAAGGGCGGTTTTATCCGCCCCCAATCGTGCATAATATGTTTTTCCATTAATAACTATTGGTAGTCGATTTTCGCCTACATCACGCAAGTTATCAGTCAGTCTAAATGTTAATGTATCGTTACCTTTTTTAATGTTTAAACTAGGCATTATTCAACATACACCTCATTTCCACCATTAGCGCTCCACAATTTCAATCGGCTATTTAATGATGTTTGTACTCTCCCCCAAGATTTCCATTTATCAGCCATAAACATTCTGTGGTATGTTTCACCATTGAACGCATGGAAAGTTTGGTCTATCATCTTACCTTTGCCAAAGTTCATTACAATTAACATACCTTGTTTATGCGAACGTGGTGGATTATTAGCACCACCATCAAAGTTGATTTCAATAGCACCTTGTTCTGTGAATGTGTTCCAGTCTTTCGCTGCATCAACTTTAGAGTACGGAAAACCTAATTGGTCTACTTCCGATTTCTTAACAAAGTTATCGTCTACATCCTTTTTCTTATAAATAGCCGTTCCGTAATGTTTGGTGGTAAGTACTGTGAAACTATCTGTACCATCATAGTGTTTAAATTCCTTACCTTTAACAAACGTATTAACGGAGTTATCGCCAAGTTCTACGTTACCGCTAGTAGATACCTTAGCCATACCAACACCATGTCCGTCAGGTTTATAACCCTCGATTAAGGTATTATTAGCCATTTTAAGTGCGCCATTTAATGTACCGCCTGTTAGTTTGAGATAATCAAGCGTTGCCAATCGTGCAGTATTGATAGAGTTTTGATAGTCTTTGTTTGGATCACCAACATAAATATCAACTTGGTGTCGCTTGTTTGGTTTTTCTGTTAAAACTGCAAAATAGAATTTTCCGTTGTAATAAGCTATATCTTCGATTTCAGTAGTTCTATTGATTTCAATAATCTGTTTAACTGTGCCAAATGGTGTACATTCTACCAAGCTCCCAAGAGTTGCACTCATGATGCAGCCATTCAACATGAAAGCACCATTGTTATTGAAATCATCATATTCATAATCGACTTGATATGTTTTTAGTTTCTTGAAATCATCGTTGTATAAGTTGATTTCTCGTAATCGTTGTTGACCGCTAATAGGTACGATGCTTACATAAGTCCGTGTGATTGGGTCATATCCAATATTAAATACACGTTCATTCAATGTGATAGTGCGTTCATACTGCATTGTATCTGCGTTAAGTACTGTTAAGTTGTTACCATTTTTCAACCCATTTGCCAAATAAATCTTATTGGTATTTTTGTTGTAGCACATAGTATTACAATGCCCCATCTTATCAGGGTCATTAAATTTGTATGTTCCTACAATCTCAAACGTAGATGAATTGAGTTCATAGATTATTTGGTTGTTACCATCACCGCTAATACAAGCTAACACGAATACATTCTTTTTATCGTTGTAGGTAAAACCTTGACATTGGTTGACCTCATCGCCGTATTGAATATTTTTCACAAAGGCAATATTAGATGAACCTTTAAGCATTGGTGTTTCAGTAGGATAAAATGGTTTTACATTGTTGTATGTACCCATATCCATGACACTATCAACAGTATTGAAAGTTAGATGTTCATTAATTTTGTAGATGCCATTAGGTACTAACAATATCTTATTTTTAAGATTATCGTTAGCACGTTTAAATGCTGCGGTATCATCAGCTACACCATCACCAACTGCCCCAAAGTCTTTTACAGATACAATGCCATACAAACTATCCTTAGGAATAAACTTTGTATCGGCTTCGGTTTTTGTAATTAAACCACCGCCATTAGGCAATGCAATTTGTTCCGCTTTACTGGCTGCCATTTCTGCACGTTTCGCCGCATCTGTTGCCTTAATTGCGTTACTTGCGATTGATGTTTGTTTATTATCAATGTCTGTTTTTAACGTGCGTGCTTGACTAACTAACTCATTAATATCTCGTTTATCAACAGTTGTTTGTCCAGCATAAGCCTTAGCATCTCTAACTAATCGTTCAGCAGTAGCAACATTCGTAGAGGTTGTATCAAGTGCCGTATTAGCCGATGCCAATTTATCATCAACAGTCGATGCTATCGTTTTGATTTCTTCGCCCAATCGGTTGATTATATCTGCATTAGCATTAATCTTATCGGACTTTTCGGAAATTACATTCATAGCATTAATGGCATCATTAGCAGCCTTTACAGAACGATCTACAATATCTTTTGCAACTTCATTTGCGTTTTTGTCGCTATCAACTCGAATTTTTAGTGAACGATCTAAATCGGCTTTCATTTCTTGCAAGATAAGAATAATCTTATCCGTTGCGTGTTCGATATTCTCGAATGGGTATTCATCAGGCAAGTCCATATCTTGTGAGATTGGTGTTTTACGTTCCAAGATAACCTTTTGCCCTACGGCTAGTGCATCCCCATTCGCTGGGTAAATTACCGATTTGGTGCTTTCGTCATAATCGATGTTCCCTACTTGTACCGCCTCTGTACCATCTTCATCAACGATAGTTAGTTTAACATCCTCGATTTGCACGAAATCATATGGGAAAATAAACTTCTTATTTACCCCATCGCATTGATACACTACAGATGGTTTCAAAACTTCTGGTGTCAATTTAACATCCCCTTTCAATGTATATAAATAGGACTACCCATTATGGATAGTCCTTATTTATCAATGTTTCTTTTTATCTTTTTTAGTTTTAAGTCTGCGGTCAAACATGATAGCCATGATTACATCTTCTATAGCTGCATCGGTATCGGTGAATGCATATCTAGCTAATGTCCATAGTCCATCAGTAACAGTATCACTAAACCCTGTTGCCCTGTTCGCTAACTGACTGAAACTTCTACCTACATCAATACCATCTTTTTTATCGCTTACAATAGCGATACTAACATCATAGAATTTTTCTGCAATGCTTGTAGCTAATACTGTATTTCCTTTATTATAAGGTCTTTCTCCCAATATAAACTTCATAGCCATATTGGTTATATCCCTAACCAACGGAACACCCATAGTACCTTGTGCGACCAACTCTTCGATAAATGACTTAGCTAAATCTTCAGGCTTATCATCATCACCATTCGTCATAGCTTTGTAAGCCATCATGCCTATTGCTGGAACTACCAATGACCACCATAGCACCTTAACGAACCTTGCATAATCACCTGTATCTTTTCGTGCGTAGTTACCCTCTGTAATGATGTTATATAACGTATTAGCGTAGGAATAGAACGGAATAAACATTTGCATAATAGAACTTCTGGCACGTTGAATAGCAGCAGCATCTTTTGTATCACCACTACCAAATATATCTCGGACTGCTCTATCGCCAGCCTCAATAGATTTTTGTTCTATCCACTCAGGACTTACACCCTCTTTACCGATGAGTTCCGCTTGCTTTTGATCATATGCAAATTTCCATACTGGAATAGACAATGCAAAATCTGTTTCGGTAAGCAATCTAAAGCCCATTTGGTTTACTTCATCCCTAATATCTGCTAGTTGTTCCGCTCTATAATTAGCAATGTTAGTGTCATTAATACGAATACCTTTACCACCAATAGATAAACCTTGTTTCAAGTCTTTATCTAAAGTTTGTACACGCTCTCTCATGAAGATTGATTGTTCTAACACAAAATCTCTAGTGTTGTTATACGTTGTAGTTCCGTGTCCATAGAACCCTAACCCAGCATGATTGATTGCTCTAATGGTATTACCTACACCGATACGATAGAATGCAACAGGAATATTCAACGCATTTTGTAATGCTACGGATACACGTCCAACCATAACAGCTGTATTTGTATTCTTTTTCAACGTAAGAATTAATCGGTCAAAATCGTTTGTTTTAGCTGGTTCATCTTGCCAGTTATCACGAACCCAAGTTCGTAAGAATTGGTAAGTGTCAGCACCAAATTTATCTACAATGTAGTTTTGCAATTCTCTATTACTGATTAGCTTATTAACATCAGTTACAGCTTTACGCATGGTTACGTGGTTAATAGCCTCTGTGATAGCATTAGGAATTACATCAAAGTCAAGTAACAATGATTTATCCTTAACCACATCTAAACGTGATTTAGTGGCGCTCATACCAGTTCCCCAAACCGCATTACTACTTACCATAGTTTTTGCAATATCTTCGACTTGATTGTCGCTAACAGATGCATTTACTTTAGGGTTATAAACGATAGGGAAATATTGCCCCTCAATGTGTCTACCGCCAATAGAGAATGTTAAACCCTCTACTTTCTTTAATGGGTTACCATAGAGTTCTTCTTGAACCTTACTGCGTTCATCAAAGAATGAATTGATATGATCCCATGTACGAATGACAAACTCCCAGTCATTATCAGTCATGTGTTCTTGGAACGCACGTTCAATTTCAACCTCATTTGCTTTTGTGGTTTCCATTACACGTTGTCTATTGCTTTCAGTACCCCAGTTAAGGGCAATCATGATAAGTTGCTCTTTTGTTAAGCCGTATAACTCACCAACTGTATACAAATGGTCATTTCGAATATCAAACAGTTCACGCTTGGAATATATTCCTACATCGTTAGCCAATCTGCGCATAGAATCTTCCTTACGCTCATTGAACGCTTGGGTAGCACGATTTATTGGGTCATAGATGTATTTAACTGCAAAGCCATTTTTACCGCCACCCATTCTACGTAAGAATATTTCAACTTTAAGTAATGCTAAATGAAAACTATATAGCTTACCACTTACTGCATCCATCTTAGTTTGATTGTTGAGTTTGTTGAATACATCGCCACTTTCTTTACCAAATGTTTCTGTAGCCTCACCAATGATTTCTTGTACTGCGTTATCAAACGATACGCTTTCACCCTCATCGTTTAAGATGGTTGTACCCTCATACTCATTTCTGCCGTTCTTGTACATTCCAGTCATGAGTTCTTCTAGTGTTTCTAGTTCATTCATGGTGATAGAATGGAACGGCTTATGTGTTTTAGAGTAAAACATCTCAACTATCCAAGGTTCTAATTGAACCATGCTCTGTTGATTTAGAATACCAACATCAGGATCTAGTGCAGCTAATACTGTATTCATATCAAAACCATCTGTAGGTGCTAGTCCATCGTACTTAGTTAAACCCATTTGGTATGCCATGTGTGCGTAGAAATAACGCATATTAGGTTCAATAGCAATAGGGTTTTTAGGTCTAGTCATACGTTGTAATTGTTGTTTCAATTTCAATCGCAACTTCTTGGACTTTTCAAAGTTTTCAAACGCTACTCTTGCCCTTGCTTGTTGTAACATTTGTTCTCGTTTGAACCCAAGTGCCTTATCTACATCACCGATTGCCAATGCTCTATCAGCTTTCTTGCCAGCGGTTACCGCTTTATTCTGATACGTTTTAAACTGAATAGCATTAGAAATAGGCAACTCACCTAATTCTTTTCTTGCTCTGTTCATGTAGTCAGAAATTGTACCAAGTCCTGCACCACGAATAGAACGAACATTATTGATGCGGTTATTCAGCATATACTGTAAGCGTTTGATACGTTCTTCTGCTTTTTCTAATTGCTTAGTAGTATCAGTCAAAGCAGCATCTACTTTTTTCTTATCGGCTTTCAAGTCATCGTATTTAGTAGGCTTAACCTCTTTTTCGATTTCGCTTAATTCTGTATCGATAGTTTCTGCGTTAGGGTCTAGCTTACGAATACGTTCCAATAATTCCCAGTTCTTCGCTAGTTCACGATTAGTAGACTTTTGAATAATCTTACTTTCCTCTTCAGTCAATTTCATTTGACCTTGTGTACTAAGCAAGATTTCTTCTGCGATTTGCTCGTTGGTTTTGCCTACATTGTTATCTTTCATAAACTCTGCTTTCGCATTGTCCATTTCTTGATTGATAGCATCGTTAAATGTAGCACCAGTTTGTTCGACTTCCGCTTTCTCTAACTCTTCAATAGAATTGTATTGTGTTTTTTCAAAAGCAATCTCACCAAATGCGTTGTATCGTTGATGGTCTTTATAGATAGGATATTGTTCAATCAATCGGTTTTCGATTTCGCCTTGTATTGCATCTTTTTCTTCTTCCCATTCCTTGATAGGTCTATTATCAAGTTCTTTCATGAGTTTTCGCATTACACGTTCTTTTGCTTTTTCCTTAACATCTGCAATGTAGGACTGCATACGTGCTTGGTCTTGTTCGGATAACTGCTTATAGAGTTCAGTTTTTTCAAACTGTTCTAGTTGTTGTTGCTCTGCGTATGCCTCAATATCCTCTTGGGTTGCGATCATACGTGCCATAACATCTTTAATATCAGTTGGTACTTCACCACCTAATCGTTGAACGCTACGATAAATATATGCTAGCCATTTGGAGAATTGACGGAATACTCTTTGCAACGCACTTGTTGGTGCTTCACCACTTCGCAAGTAGCTTTCCCAACCTCGTGCAAATTTCTCATGTGCTTTCGTATTGTCTACGTTTTCACCATCAACCCAACCGCTCCACTCTTTCAACTTGTTCCAATCTGTTACAAGTTGCTCAGGTGCATTTTCCATAGATGCTAGCTTTTGAATATCATCAAAGAATACATGCCCCATTTCGTGTAAGAATGTACTTCTATCTGCGGTTTTGAAAATGCTGATAATGCGTTCACCATCTTTCATGATTTCGGTCATGCCGTTTATAGATTGGTTGTATTTTTCAATGACTTTGATTGCTTTATCATCGAACACTACATAGCATCGTCCGTCTTGTTCGCCATCGTAGTAGATGCCTTTTATACCGATACTATTTAAAAATTCACTGGCCTTTTTATCATTTTTCACATTATGAAGATTAAAATGTTCATCATTACCAAGTGCATGAGATAAGAATGAATACAGCTGTTTACCATCAATATTTGTTTTCTCTAATGCACCATATACATCAGTCTTAACATTCGAGATAGCTTTTTCTTCACGTTCTCGTTCTAACTGTTTTTCTTTTTCGTATTGTGGATATAGATCATATCTAAACTTTTTATACACAGCTTCCAATAAATCTTCATTACCAGCTATGGTATCAATATTTTCATCTATACCTACTGACTCCAAAAATCTATCAATATTTCTTTTTTGAATTTTATGGATGTCATTTATTGTTTTATTTTTGTTATGTAGTTCAGATATTATGTACCCTACATCCATAAAGCGTGTGTATTTATTTGTCCATTCGTCACCAATAATAGACCCTTTGTGATATTTAATTAATAGACTTGTAAAACGTTCCAGTTGTTCTTCTGACATTTTATGTAATCCGTTTTTCAAGCTATCTCTTACATATCGACTATATCCAGAAATAGGGTATTGCTCCGGTAATAACTCTGTTTCATTTGGTATTTCTACTTTAAAAATGGACTTCCATTCTTGTTTAGTAAATTTACTTTCTTTTAATAACTTAATTGCTTCTACAGCTCTTTTGGTTTGTGATATAACAAATTGAGTATTTTTCCCTTTCTTTGAGTCTATAAATTTATGTAAACTTTTAATTGCCTTATCGTTACTCCCTACTTCCGCAATTTCAGTAAGAGCCATAGACAAAGGGTTTTCATCGCTTATAACATTTCCTGTTTTCTCATCATACCATTCTGCATCTTCATTTAGTTTATACTTTGTTTTCTCTGTAACAATTTCTATGCTATTTGCACCTAATATATCCCTATAATTTTCTGCTATTTTCTTATCTTTAGCAAAATACAATCCCCAGCCATGTGCTTGATTGCCCTCACCAGTACCAATAGCACCTAAATCAAATGTGTCAAAATCATGTGGCGAACCATGCCATGCTGCTTGATAAAAAATATTACCATTTGCATTTCTGTAGTTGCTTAAATCTTTTTCGTTTGGTATACTTTTATTAAAGTAACCACTAGATTGGTTTACTTGGTAAGGCAATTGGAGCCCGTTCCTTGTAAACCATCTAGTGGTTTTTTGTTCGTTTATATAGAGTGGTGGATTGTTTTTATCTGAAAAATTATTATAAAACCACGTGTTTGCACTAGCATTATCTTTAGGGTAAAAAGATTTTATTCTATTAATTGTAATATTATTTGCAACACTAGCTGATAATTCCAAAGCAATAATACTTTGCTTTTTGTTACTATCTGTAATTTCTGTCATAACCACAATCGAACCATTAACTGTTTTAGATGGGAAAATTGCAATCGGGTCTACCAATGCACTAGGTAATTGTTTCCACATTTTGTTAGTAACTGTCTTATGTTGATTGTTTTTGCCAGCACCTGTTTTCATATCAAAATATTTAGAAACATACATTTTGATTGGCAAATCCTTAACACCTACGAGTTGCAGTACAGCTGGAGTATCCATAACTCTAATTAAATCAGATCTTTTATAAGATGAAATATTATCTATAATTCTACTCCACTTTTTTCTTATCAATACTTAATTTAAGTCTTGCATCTTGATCTAATTGATTATACCCTTTTTGGTTTTCTAATTTAGCATTCATGTTAATTTGCACGCTATCACGCAAATAGTCCATAGCGGTATAATTACCTCTACCCATTTGTCGCATATATTGTGCCATTATATCAGCGTGTTGTGCCATCAATAATGCATTTGCTTTTGCAGTTTCACGTTGTTTTCTATTTGTGCTTTCGCTAATAGTTTTAACTACTTCGTTGTATACATCATATCCACTTTTAGATAATTGCATCCGTAACGCTATGTCATTATTCGCCAATTCAAAGACTTTATCTTTCATAGCCTCTAGGCTTTCAATCTGCATCAACATATGTTCCATATCTGCATAATGTGCATCAGATTGTGCTAGTGCATCAGCGTTACCATCAAGGCTTGCCGTTGTAGTTGCTCGGCTATACTCATAGGCTGCTCGTCTACGTTCTGCATTTGTACGTGGTGCTTTACCGCCATTGTTAGCTTTATAATCAGTTAGCCATTGTGGTTCAATACCAGTACTTACCGCATCATTGATAGATTTATCAGAATTGTCAAAATCACTTGCATAGGTTTCTCTGTACTTTTCTTTTAATGTATGCAATAGATTATTAAAGTTACGTTTAATGTTTGTAGGGTCAGATAGTACCTCATTAAGTACTTCACGATCTATATCAGATGCACCCTCAAACTCATTACGAATAATATCATCTTTTATACGTTCCGCACGTTTAGAGGTATCATCTTTCAATACAGATTTTGCTACATCTACTTCTTGTTTTGCACGCTCTAAAGTAGCCAATGACATACCACCTCTAGTAAAGTAAGAGGTTTGTTTCAATGCATCTACTGTTTCATCGGATAAGTTCATTGATACTTGTGCATAACTACCAATAGGAATTTCAACAGGTGCATCTGCCTCGATAGCTGCTTTTACTTCCTCTTGCGTTACTAAGCCATTATCTACCATATCACGGATAGCAAGTTGTCCGTTTTCAGATTGTACTAATTCTGCTACATCTACATATTGAGTTGATACCCCAATCTTATCGCCCTGTGCTTGTACGATTTTTCCGTATAGTTCAGGGTTTTCTTTTGCGATTTTATTGGTAGTGCTATCCTTACGAACATTATCCATTATTACTGCACCATTGCGGTTTTGCTCTGCAATGATTGCTGCTTGTTGTTGTTCAGGTGTTAGCTTTTGGAAATCTCGGAAAGCCTTTGCAGTACGTACACCACCTACTGCACCACCGATAGCACCAAAACCGATTACCGCTGGCAATGCTTGTTTCATTGCATCTAGCGAACCTATAGCAATATCACCTACGCTATAATAACCCTCTAGGTCATTATCCTTGCGTGTTAGGTTATGTTGCACCTTTTCGTTTACATCTTGCAAGCCCTCTTCGAATAATTCAGGTACACCAGCTTTAATAGAGTTTTTAGCCATCTGTGCAACTGTTGTTCCAATACCTCTATCAAAGGTTTTAACAGTATCACCAACACCAGCACTAATAGCTTTTGCAATCATCCCTTTAGGGGATACTGCTTTAAACGCTTTACCCATAGCTGCAGTTGCTGCAAACTCAATACCAGCATCAATAGCAGCGTAAGACATAGCATATTGATTAGCCTCTTGGTCTGTGTATACACGATTACCATTTGCATCTCTCTTTTGCGTGAGTTCAATGTACTTATTGCCAAATGACATTTTGTACATATTGCGTGCCATGTCAGCGCCGCCACCCCATTTAGCACCAGTAGCAGCACCAACGCCTGCGCCTACACCCTCTGTAGCCAAGCCACCAATTAATGCACCAGCAACTGCACCAGCAACTGCACCTACTCCGCCTTGTTTCGCCATCATGTAGCCTTGCCCTGCGGTTTCACCGATAACCGATTGTGCAACATCCATACCATCTGCATGACGATAATTTGAAAGGTTAGTTTGTAATCGTTGAATTTCGTTTGTTAATTCTTCGATTTTCTTAGGGTCTGTAGTGTTGGATAATTCATAACCAGCATCGCCCAATTTCATCTGATCATTGATAGACCATATATTCTGTTGGATGCTATCCCATATACCATGAGTAGATTTGATAGACTGCAAGTTATCTAAACTATATATAGCCTCTGATTGTGAACCATATTTAATTTTGTATAACTCTGGGTATTCATCATATAGAGATTGTACAGTTCGCCCTCTATCAACTTGATTAGCAAGATATGCTGCCCTCGTGAACCCTGTTTCACCGCTATTTAAGATAACATCTGCACCGATGTTTAATTTATTAGCATAATCTAGCGCTGCATTAGCTTTTACTGCATCATTACTTGCATAGATAAAACGTGCGGATGCAGCTTGCAAGGCTGGGTTATTTACAATAGGGTTTTCCTTTAAAGCCTCACCAATGGTAGATACAGTCTGTAAGGTTCTATCCTTACCACTACCAGTTGTATCGACTAGATAAGGTGCATCTGCTAAATTGCCTAACGCATTACCTACTTGTTTAACTGCATCTACTGCATTACCTACAACTCCATTAACAGGTGTGCCTAATTCTCCATGATCGCCATCCTTGTTAATAAATGGGTTGATTTTCTGTTGTTCTATTTTCCATGGGTTATTAGACATATTTCCACCTATCCCTCAATATTATACTTAGCATGGAATGTACCCTCATCCATATCTTCAAAATCACCATTAGATTTATAAAGTCTTATATAATGTGTATCACCAAGTACTTTCCAATTAACTATACCATCACCAGCCAACATAGCCATCGATGTATTAGTTTTATAATTATCTCCATTTTGCCAAAAGTGCTCTACTTTTGTTGTTTCTATTATTGTATTACCTGCTATTTCATGTGCAGCCCAATCTAACTCAGTACTTGTTGGTTCTCTTCCCTCAGATGCTCTAAACTTAGATACCCATGCACCCATTTGTTGTTTAAAGCCTATCTTTGCTAACCCTTTTTGTTGCTCGTTCATGTTCTCTAAACTATCGTTAAGAACATAATTCACACCAGCTAACTCTGGTGCATAATCACCAGTTCCGTTATCACGGTCATTAACTGTTCTACGCAATGAGTTGTATTGCTCTAATGATAAGTTAATATGATTATCATCAATAAATTTAAAGATTTCTTCTTGTGATTTGTTATTACCAATCATAGAACGTATTTCATTCATTCCCCATGATTGTGCTGCCGCTTGTTGTTCCTTTTTATCAGCTCGCATAAATTGGTTTCTTTGTGAACCAAAAGCTAATATCAAATCTTTGTTATCGCCAATAGCGTTACTTAACGCATTCGCTAGTTCACCATTAGATGCACCATTTTCTTCCATTTTATACAGCATTAATTGGATAGCCTCTTTTTGCCTAGCCAATTCTTCTGCACGTGCTTTTTTACGCTTGGACACTTCCAACTTATAGGCTTTCATATACTCTTCTCGTTTTTGTAAGAGTTCGCCGTCAGTATATCCTTTAGCACTACCGCTAAACTTACCTACACCAACTACTGGGTAAATATCAGTACTTACAATAGATACACCACCGCTACCAGCTTGTGCAACTTTACCATCGCCCATATAAACCCCTACATGAGTTACACCCATATATGCTTGGTTATCTGTATTAACTGCGTTTGGATCATTGCTAGTTGCCCATCTAGCCTCGTTACTCGGAACGTGCCAAAATACTAAATCGCCCTTTTGTGCTTGTGAAATATCCTTAACTAACTTACCCTCTTGTTCAGCTTGTAAGTACTGACCATCTGCGGTACGGTAGTTAAGAGTAACACCAGCTTTTGCGGATACATCAAGTGTGAATTTGCCACAATCGGTGCTTTCGCCACCATCACCACCAAGCAAGTACGGCTTTCCTAACTGTTCATTAACTGCACTATCAAGTGCTGCTAGGTTCATATTTCCGCCTTGCCCTGCTTTAGGTAGACTAGCTATAAATGCATCAGCACCTTTTTCGATGCTTGCATCATCTTCACCAAAGGTATCTACATCACCTGCAATACGTTTATCGATGGTTTGTTGCGTGTTCACCTTATCGATGGCTACTGCAGCTTTAGATAATACACCCTCACTTACACCCATTTCTCGTAGTGCTGCGATTGTTTGTGGACCTGTAGTAATATCATTCCGTGTTACTGTTTCATCAATAACTGAAGCACCTACTCGGTCAGCTACTTCTTGATATTTAGCTTTTACAAACTCTTCGCCTCTATCACCATACATTGTTTCAATACTACTTTTAATAGTGCTTAATGAGTTAGATACAATGTTAGGGTTGTTATAGCCTAGTACTGCAATCTGTTCAGATGACTTTACATTGTTGTTAAATGTTACATCTTTGTACTTTTCACGTTCAGAACGCTCGTGCACTTGTACACGCATATTATTTGCGTGATAGTCTTTCTCTACCATTTGAAGAAAACGCTCACGCAAGCGGTTGTTATTAGGTAACTTACTTAACACATCATCTCTAATGTTACGTTCAGTTTCATTAAATAGTTGTGTTGCATTAGCTGCACCATCTAACTCCTTATGCAAGATGCCGTTTTCCTTATTTGTCAGTTCATAAGATACTCTGTTCTTATAATCTGTTTCAGCGTTCATGTAGGCGATATTTAAATCTTCATCAAGTCGCTTTTGCATCTGTGCGTTAATATTATCAATGGCATTAATTACACCTTTTAAACCTTGTTGATTACCGCCAAACGCTAATTCATTTCCAGTAGCTTGAACACCGCCACTTATGGTATTTAGTTTTTGTTCGCCATTGTAATTAACTAACTTCATTAAATGCCCCACCTATTATTTCTAACTGCACCTCTTGTAACAAACTTAACATTTGATACACCAGCTGCTTTTAATGCATTTTCATTTGGTGTGTAGTAGTTTGTATTAGCTTTAATATTACTACCGCCATACTGACCTTTAAGACCATAGATACTAGATGCACCGCTCAGTATCGTTCCTAGCATAGCCATTCTAGTTTGTGATTTAACATTGCTTGCAGCTGCACGTGCGGTGCTTGCCTCATTCCTGTAATTCATACCGTTAAGATATTCATTGTAGATACTATTGTTCTTGTTAGTTTCCCAGTTCTGAATATCTTTATTGTATTCATCATAGCTAGATGCCATAAGTTGTAGTGGTGTACCGCTCATAGCTAAACCGCCTGCGCCAGTTTCTGCTACGTTCTGTCCTTGTATAAGTCGCATCTTATCGGACATTTTATCTCGCTCTTGCAAGGCTTGGTCTGCTATCTGTTCTTGCTTGCGATCACTAATACGTGCGTTAGCCTCTGCCACCCTTGCTTGTTGATTGTACATTGCAGCTTGTGCTTTTCCTTGTTGATGTTGTGTAAACAACGTACCAACCATGCTTACTGCCGTTAATGCAATAGGGTTACACATTCGCATCCCCCTTTCTCAATGTGAATAAAACCATATCCCCATCGTTAATATCGTAATGAATAACCGCACCTAATGACTTTAGCCATCTAATGGTGCGGTAATTTTCTTTGTGTATGTAATTAAAAAGTACTTCCCTAGTTTGTAGCCATTCCCAAATGATATTTCTACTAACTTTCATAAATTGCTTTTGCAATGTCAAACTACGTTCAAAATCTTTACTCCCCAAAAAATAAATGCAATGCATACCATTTATTGATGTATTTGATACCCCATATACACATAATGGTTTGTCATTATCAATAACAATGCGACTTTGATAATCTTCCCCAAGAATATCGTTCACAAAGTCATTTTCTCCGTAGTTTGAATTTTTTCGATTGATATATTTAACCTCTAAGGCATCTATCGAGCGTAAGTTAATATATAACTCACGAATTAACGAAACGTGCTTAGATGGGCAAATATTACATTCCATGAACATTTGGGAAACCACCGCCAATTTCTACTTCTCTTGTAACCGCTAACAGGTTAAATGGGAAAGGTTTTGAGTGCTTTATGCATATTTCTGTATTTGTATTAACGCTAGTTGCTATCTTAGGTAGTGCTATTACAGTATCACCAGTAAATAGTGATTTAGGTTTTAAAATTAAATCGTCTACATCATCAAATGTTTTACCTACGCTACCACCATATGAACGATATAACCGCAACGCAACTCGTGTTATAGTTACCAATCTGCATTGCAATGTTCCATCGTTTATTTGTTGCTCTACGCTAGGTATTTTGATTTTAGTAGTATAAGGTAATCCAACAGTAATTACATTTGCTTTGCCATCTAATTTAATGACACCAGTCGGTGGTACTACCCTAGATGGCATCTGTTGACCATCAACTACTATGTCTACCATTTGCCCTACTAAATGAGGTGCGTTGATGTAATCAGTCTTAATCGAATTAGCAACTTTAACATAGCAATCTAGGAATACATCGGAGTTATCTTCTGTGTACAACGGAATACTACGTTCAATGCATTTAACATTTTTATTATTGATAACACGATCTACTACAAAATAGATTGTGTCTTGTTCACCCTCTGCCACACTCTCTACATATCGGTATTTACCATTTGTAACAAAGTGCGACCAACCATACACCTTTTGTTCAGGAATATAAGTTAAACAGTTGAGTTGTCCATCATCTCGTACATAGTAGATTATAGAGTCTGGGTCTTGTGCATATGCACTCGTTACTGCCACATGACCTTTAACCAATGTTTTAACAAACAATGTAAGGTCTTGTCCTGTGTAGTTGTCGCTCTCGTAAGAGTAACCCATATCACGAACAGTACCGCCACGTTCTTGAACGAACACACATCTATTACCGATAAACTGTGGTTCACACTTTAACGCACCACGTTGTGTTTGTGTTTTAAGGTAACAGTTAGTAGGTGTAATAGTCTTGCTCCCATCAACTATCCACTCATTACCACTTGTTAAAACGATTAAGTCATTAGCTGGTACAAGGTGCCTAATTTCATACATCTTGCGGTTGATTACTGGTAGTGTGATTGCGCTATCATCTGTGATTGTACCGCCTACTTTCTCAACCCCAAAGTTAGGATAATCACCAGTACGGCTAAACCAAATATAGTTAGGCTTGCTATCAGTAGCAGCAACTACAAATCGGTCTTGATAGAATGTACATAGTTTCGGATAACCTCTCCCCCTATTCCAACTGCCTAACTTCCATTGGTGGCTAGGCTCACCCTCTTTAATACCATTCAGAACATTAACCTTTGCATTCTTAGCATCGGTTACGCTTTTAATCTCAACGATACCATATTGAGTGAACGGCATAATAGATAAGTCGCAGTTCACAGAACCGCCTTTAATATCGGAGATATATTTTAACCTTGCTCCAGCCTCTATCTTACCTGTATCAGTTACATTGTAATCATTCTTAGAGGTGTATGTTCTGTAATCTTTCCATGTTTGACCATCGTTGTTAGAAATTTGTAGTTTTACAGTACCTTCCCACGTGCCATGCGTTGTGAATTTCCATGATAACTCTGTATCAGTACTATACGCACTAACATTGTAATTGATATTGTTATAGGTCTTTTCGATTCTTTGGGCTTGCATATAGCGTTTGACTTTTTTCTCCACCACTTCGCCAGCTGACTTGGTGTGTACCGCCTCTACATAGTAGGCAATCTGAATAACACTACCTACCATATCCTCTGTGAAGAGGTCTTTGGTGGATGTGATCGTATCACCATTAACAGTCAATGTGTGTCCATTATCTGTGTTGATTTCATCGTAAGGTTGTTCAGTCAGTTTGTAAGCACTCATCCGCCAGTCAGTATCACTATATCGTGATAGCGTTTGAATAGGGTATTTACCACTACAAATGAACATTACATCGCCACTTTGTATGCAGTTTAATTCGCCTACAACGTCCGCCTCAAATGGTGTTGCTACTTCAACATTTGTATATACACCATTTCGCCACACCCTAACATATCTATCACCAAATTCAAGCATGAATGATTGGTTTTTGTTCGTGGTAAATTCAAACAGTCTAACAGGTTTATCATTGTACTTAGCGTAACCGATAAACTGTGAACCTTGCCGTCTAGCTACCGCACCATAAGGTCGAATAACTGCGTTTTCAGCAAGCAGTAATGCACTTTTATATTGTTCTAAGTCAAATCGACTAGATACATCAGGTGATACTTCGCCTGTAGTAAATGCGACTTGTCCGATATACATAGGTTGCATATCACCAACTCCTTGCTTTCAAATAGCTAGATACATAAGGCATATCTAGTCTGCGCTCTTTTGCACTCATAGATTTTGCCTCTTGTAATGCTGCTTGATACAGTTTGTATGATTGGTCAAACAAACCACTATTACCAGTTAGTGGCATTGCTAAATCAGATGCCATCTTACACACCAATGCTTTAACGAATATAGGGTTCATTACATCTGCATCGGTTATATCGTACACATAATCAATGTGCATCAATGGTACATCAGATACGATGTACTTTGTATTGTTATCAGTTAAATACACATCATATTCACGTTGCTTTTCCGCTCGGTATCGTTCACCCTGTGGAATTACCGCAAGGATACGAACACACTTTTCAGGGTAAGCATATACATAACCCCAACCATCTATCTTATGTTCAGATAGTACCGCTCGTTCACGCTTTCGTGCAAAGTTCCACTCAAACTGTTCCAACAATACTCTACGTGTTAGATCATAATGCAATCTGCATTGTCTAGCAGGTTCGGTTTCTTCCGTCATAGAACGAATGCGACCAGCATTGATAAGCGATAATGCTTGATTACAAATATCAGTAGGTGTCATTTGTTCCACCTTTCTATAAAAAAAGAGGGATGCATAAGCACCCCTCGTTCAATTATTCAGCAGTTTCTTCCGCTTTCTTACCAGTTTTCTTGGTTGTAGGTTTTGCCTCTTGGACTTCCTCTACTTCTACGGTTTCTTCTGCACCAACAGTTTCAAACAAATCTTTGAAGTAGTCTTTATCGTATTCAGCTACTTCTTCTTTTGTAAATTCAACTGTTGTTCCCTCTTCAATTAAACCCTTTGTATTATGATAAAGGGTTACTTTTGCAACATATTCCATATTAGCCACCTTATTTAATGTTAATGCCACTTGTTAAGAATGCGGAGATTTGACCGCCAGTCATATTGTTAGCGTTGATGCGGATGTATTTCTTACCACCATTAGCTAAACGCACTTTGTATTCTGTGCCAGCTGGTGCATTAGCTACCATTGTAATGCCATGCAACAATACCGCATCAGCCATATTATCTTTGTCGGATGTATAGACATTAAACAATGGTGTGCCAGTTACTGTTTTGTCGATGCGAATAACAAGGAATAAGTTAGGGTCAGCATCGCCACCATTACCATTCATCACTACATCGGAGTTAGTGTTTGTTGTAATGTCTTTTTTGAAAAAGAATGTATTTTGAGTATCAATAATCATATATGTTTATCCCCCTATTAATTAAGCAGTAACTCGTGCTTCTGTGGAAAGTAATGCATCGATTTTACGAACAGGAATGCCATTCGCACGTGTAACCATTTTACCCATTTCCATATCTTCTGTGATTGTAGAACCATGTACTTTATTCTTTTGTAAACGTAAGAATGTACGCAATTCTTGGTTCATGTACCATACTGGACGGCAACCAGTAAGAGAATGCATTCGTTCTTCTGCACGGATCATCAAGTTAATCAAGTTAGGACCTGCGGAAATATCTTCCTTAATGGACTTCATATCGATATTGGCGATACGTACAACATAGCGCCAATCACGAACACACAAACCGATGTTTTGTTCAAAGTGAGTGCGATATGCCTCGAATAAAGAACCATCAGGCTTAGTGATTGTTGTTCTACCTTTATCTTCTTGTTGCAAGCCAGCCTCTGTACCTCTTGGATAGATACCATGTACAGTAAGCGGACCCCAACCTACAAGCCACATGGATGCAAGGTTTGCAGTACCACCAGCATCGATAATGTTTTTAGCGCTATCGGCTTTCTTAGGGTCTAACGTATTGAAACGTGCGGACAAACCAACGAATTTTTCTGGTGTGCTTTCATCGCCATAGAAAATAGTACGTGCGATTTCTTGACCCATAGCCTCAACGAATGCAGCATCTTCTGTTGCACGGAACGCTACAGGGTCATTAGACAATTTGACCAACTTAGCATCTACTTCAGAGTAAGCCTCTAACATACCGCATGTGTCGGTAATTTGTTTTGTAGTAGATTTGCTAGGTTGTACACCACCATAAAGCATGCGCCATGTAGCCTCAGGTAAGCCAGTACGTACAGTTGTTTTGTTAGATGTGCCATCGTTACATTCAATCATTGTCATATCTTGAACGATTTCGTTAGATTGGTTTAATTGTTCAATGATTTGTGCGATTTTTCCGTTAGGATCCATACGCTTTTGCAAATCAATTAAGTAGGGTTTTGTGTTCCAATTGTAGCCATAAATTATTTTTCTCCTTTTATTTGAACATACTCGGATATAAGTTTCTTCTGATTGCATCTTCTGACTGTGTACCGCCAGTTGGTTGACCGCCACCAGCGTTATTATCTTCTGCAGCCATATCAGCGATTTTCTCAAACATTTGGATAACTTCAATACGATTACCCAAGCCATTTTCAGCTAAAATTTCACGAATGTTAGGAATTGTTTTTTCGATTAACTCCATACCAGCCGCTGCCTTTTGTACAGTTGCATCATATTTACTTCCTAACACCTCTTCTGTGTGTTTTTTGTACCCCTCATACTGTTCAATCAAAGCCTCTTGTCTTTTCGTTTCATAAGCAGTTACAAGGTCAGTAGCGTACTTGTTACCAAACTTAGCCATCTCGACTGCTTGGTCTTGCGTAGCACCTATGCTATTGAGTAGCTTAGAAAAGTCAGCTGCGATTGTTTGGTCTACTTCGCCACTATCAAAGGCTTGTGTAAAGTCATACACAGTAGGTTCTGTAGGTGGTTCTTGGTTGCCGCTTGTGTCAGCACTACCACCGCCTAAGATTGTGTTTTGGGTATTCGTGTTAGCATCCGTAGTAGGTGTACTACTATCTGCACTCGTTGTGTTATCATTCGTGCCTTGCGTTAAATCTTCTGCCATAGTCATTCACCTTTTTCCTCTAAATTTTTAAATAGTTTTTGTTGATTGATATATTCCAGTTGTGCTTGGTGGTATTTGAGTACACCCTCAACACCATCACCGATAGCACCAAGCATTTGCACATACTTTAGACCTACACTTCTTTTACCCTCATTGAAAAAGGTTTCTGAATTGCCAGTAAACGAACGCTTTAGAATGTCCGTATTATCTAAAAGCCTACAAAAAAACCACCTACCTAGTTCTGTACTAAGTACGTGGTTAAGTGCATCAATATCACGATCACGAATATAATCTTGTTTTGTTTTCATCTACACCCCCATGCCCATTAACTGTTGCATTACTGGGTTTCCATCATTGGCTGCATCTGTTGCTTGTTTAGCTGCTCCAGCCATTTGAGGTGCTAGTTGTGCCATTTGAATTGCTTGTGCTTGTTCTTCTTGCTCTTGTTGTGCTTGTTGTTGTTGCGCCATGATTTGTTGATACTCGTCATTAGAACGAATAACCTTAATCGGTACACCAAGATTTACACCGTAAATATCAGCTGCCTCTTCAAAGTTAAACTTCTGAACGATGTTAGCATTGCCCTGTGCTAATGACATAATGAACGCATAGTACTGTTCAATATTTACCAATGAAGACATTTTCTGTGCTTGTGCTAGCGGTGAGATGTATTCAATCTTTACATCTAAGCCGTTTAGCATTTCCGCTACTTCATCGTCAATCGGAGGGAATATTTCAGCCCTATCCAAGATGCCATAAGTACGCTCGATTATAGGGTTTAAAAACTCACTTTGTAAGCGTTCAACTACAGGACCTAACTGCTGCATCTTTTCTTGTGTACGTTCCATAACCTCACGTGCGGTCATTTGTCCAGCATCTAGGTTGTCTAGCATTAAGAATAAGTCAGCGCTATAAGCACGTTTTATACTTTCAGATACGAATTGTATCTTAGCTTGTACGTTTGCAACATCAATTCCTACATTAAATATCGGTTCAACTTTACCGCCTGTGTCAACTTCCGTTACACCACCCGGAAATAGATTTACACTACCAATTACATCAGATGTAGCACTCATAGGTGGTTTAATACCTAGTTCGATTGCCGTTACTAAATCTTTTTCAAGTAACTGTAACATCTGTGCATCTGACTGTGCGAACCATGCACACCCTTTACCATAACCGCTTAGATCATGTGTAGTGTGTCTTGCAATAGGTATCGCCCATTCTTCAAAACCACTATGTCTTAGCACTTCATCGATGTTACTACCCTCTACCCAGTAGATAGAGGAATAAGGCATATTTTTATTGCCTAGCTTTCCATTACGTTCTTTGTTAGGCATTACTAACCAACAAACAATAAAGGTACTTGCGTTACCCTTACCCTCATCAAATACACGTTTAACTTTTTCAGGGCAAGCATTATAACCAAATTCTTCCACTAGTTGGTCAGCAGTCATGCGGTATCGTCTACCAAATGTATTTACATCACCATTACTGCCACACTCTAATGCATATGTACCGATTGGATAAGATGTGAACCTCACACCTACTTTTGCATCAGGCATGATTGACATAGGTGCTTGTCCAAATGGCAACTCCATATAGGTTTGGTGGACTGTGTTGTAGAAATTAGACTTAGCAAATACTGCATACAATATCTGTTCCCTATCGTCTAATACTTCCGCCACCTTACTATTAGCAGCTAATTCAGCATTTTCTAACGTGAGTTTAAACCATTTACGGCTAGGTGGTGTCATACCACTCATAACGCCACTAGCAAAGATTTGGCAACTTTCCCATGCCACACCATTATTAATCTTATCGGTGTGTACTTTTGATTGGTCTTGTTCATCATCAAACACACCCAAGAAAGGCAACTGATAATCTCGAATGTCTTTCCACCTAGAAATATACTTTTGACGATTGTCGAACATCGCCTTAAACTTCGCCTTAATTTTCGTGTAATCACGTTTCTTAGGTTCTGTGTTAGTCGGTTGTCTAGCAAGCGTTGATAGGATAGTTCCTTGCATATCTAACCCCTAATGTTGTTTTAGTACCAGTTGCCGTAGATAAGATAGTACTTTCAAACCTTTCTTACCTTTCTTTTTCTTTGCATACCAATCTTCACCAGTTGTTGTAGTAGCATCATCCGTTTGTACAGTTGGTGCTGGCGCTGGCATTGGTGTATTAGGCATCTTATTTTTCATGCACATTTACTAATCACCCCTTATCGTTTTAAATGGATCATACTCAGTGTTAGCATGAACCCTACTCCAACATTCACTTTTTTAGCTGCACCCTGAACGCTAAAGGTCAAGGCTCAATGCATCGCCCTTATTCGGTGATGGTAAGCCTACGTTCTTGCATATCCTTTTTACTTTCAAGTTGTATTCGTCCATTCTTATCGATGATAGCCTCAGGTCCTACACGAGTGG